AGTTCTAATTCAATACTTTCACTAGGCATGGCGGATCCCCATGTTATCCGTGCAGAATTTCTTCTGGATCATCAATGACAGCAAGAATCTCATCATCGTTTAAAAGGCGCATATCGCCTCCTTCAATGCGAAACCTTGCTCCCGCGTAGCGGCCAAATATTACCCAATCACCCTCTTGACACCAAGGGCCTTCGGCAAATTTGTCCGAGTTTTTATAAGCATCGGGGCCTAAAGAAACAACTAAACCCACAATCGTGGCCAATTGTTCTTTTTCCATCGTCTGCTTGGCAAGCATAATCCCACCTTTAGTAGTGGCATGTGGCTTGAATGGCAGGATTAATATCCTGTACCCCGTAGGCCGAGGCAATTTACTTGCGTGATCCTCTAAATTGTCAGGAGTGATGACATCTTCTTCTACGAAGGTGCTCCCCTCCCCAAAATTAAGGACACGTTCTGGAACAGTTTCAGTCATTTTCTTCCGTTTCCGCGTTCAGGGATACGATTTCTCTTTCGGCAAAACCAAGCCCTGAAATTTGGCCGACCATAAAACGATATTGATCAAAATCTTGAGCATTTCCTGATGCCAAAGTCGTCTTCAATACCTCCTGTCTTTCTCGGATCCGTTTCAACAGATGCTCCGAAAATCGAATAAAATCCATACGCTACGAAATATACCGATAAAACATCAATCCTTTGGTGGCAGCGCCTTTACCTTTCACCTTAGTCTCTTTACCCCCGCCTGGAAGCACCGTACCGGCTTCAACCGTCTTGGCCTGAGCCAGCCCTTTAGAGGACGCTTTCATCGGCTCGACCTTTACCCCCGCAGGCTGTTTCCCAGGTTTGGGATAATCAGTCAGTTCTTTATTCCAATCCTTCATGTCTTACCCTTTTTCTTCTTACCGTAAGAAACCTTTTTGCCCTGACGCTTGGCCGCGGCTGTTGCTGCCGCTTTCCCCTTAGCTGTATAGGGATAATGTTTTTTACCAACCTTTGGCATATTTACTCTTCTCGCGCCTCGCGTGCAATCTTTGTGAGATCAATCAGGCTCTTATCGACTTCTTCTTGATGCTTCATCTCAGCTTCTTGCAAGTCTGCCGCGGTGCGTAAATCTTCGCGCCGTTCATCAGAATCGATCTTTTCACGCTTAATTTCGGCATCCCGCTGCGAAGACGTTTCTTTCTGCTCCAATTGCTCCCGCTCAAGCCGCATCTGCTCTTCGAACATCTGCCGCTGCGGATCCGGGTTCTCCATCGCCGCTGCCAGCGCCTGCTCCTTACCGGTGATTTCCTGCGTGGCTTGCGCCGCCGCTATGGCAATCTGGCTCTCAGCCTCCGGTGGCAACTGCGGCATCTCGCCATTTGGCCCTGGTTGCGGTAATTGCACGCCTTGCTGGGTCAAAATCTGTTCCATCTGAATTCGGTACTTCAGCGCCTCGTGTTCCTGAATATGGGCATTTAACGCGCCGACCGCCTCTTGATTCTCCGAAACACTCGGATTTTGCGTAAAAGCAACATGTGCATCGATGTGAGCATCATGATTTTGCGGCATGAAGGCTTTGAGCGGCGCTTTCATCAGCGCATCCTGATTTTCCTGAATCGGGTCTTTAGGAATCGGTGGCGGCTGATCCGGAAGCAAAATTTCGTCAATATCGCGAATATTCAGCGCCAGATACATTTTCCGGTACGCTTGCTTCATATTGTGCAATTCCGGCGCACTTTGAGCTAATTGAAGCTGGGTTTGCGCCAAAATGATGCGTTGCGTCGAACTAAAGATGTTCGGGTCCGAAACCGGGACCACATCCACGTCATTGCTGAAATCTTCCTGAAAAACGTTCTCTTCCCCGCCCTGCACCTGATACGGGTAAACGGGAGGCAAACTTTCGCCAAAAACGCGTTTTAAGATCTTAAATTCGATGCGCTGCGCGTAATGCAGCCGTTTGTGGATGGCCGAGATGACTTTGAGCCCTTTTTCGAGCAAAGCCACCGTGGTACCCACCGGAGCATTCTGATTACCGTCACCAACGTTCTGATCCATGCCCGAAGCGAAGCGTTGGCCCGATTCGACCAATGTGCCGAGCAAATTGGCCAATGTGGCGCTTGGCTCTTTATAAGGGAGCGGTAAAAACGAATCTCGCAGATTTCCACCCGCGGCATCCACATCACGCCACTCTCCAGGCTGTAACGGGTCGTCGGTGCGCTGAATATTGAGCCCACGCGATTTAAACCCAGCCGGAAGGTTCGATAACGTTCCCGCGTCGATTAATTGGCGTAGTAAAGCGGTTACCGAGCGGGTCACCCCGCCAATCATGTGAATTAAGCCGAATCCGTAAAATCCGAGTCCCGGTAAGAACTTGTAATGCGCAAAATACTCAATTTTCTTCCGCATCGGGTCGGTTTGAACGTAATTTTGCCGAATCGACAGCACTTGGTTGGTATCCAAGCAAATCGTGACGATATACGGCAGCGCCAAGCCCGTGGGCTCGCCTTCCGGGCCATAATCCTCGAAACCTTCAAGATCGAGCTCTACATGCACCTCTAATAAGGTGTATTCCTCGTCATTGACGGTTCGGGACTTGCCTTCCAGCTCATCAATCTTCGCTTCCACCTCCGTCTGCTGGATATTCGACGGTGGGGACATGTCCACATCACGATAGAACCCCGATAACTGCAATTTACGCAGATCGTTGTCCGTCATATGGATCACATGAGTAATTCGTGGCGAAGTCAGAAGATCTACTGCGTAATACGGTACAACCAAATCTTCTGACTTAATAAACCTCGCCACTACTCGCCCCACGGCAGGGTCAAAGTAGATTTTCTTAAATGCAGACCCCGACAACGGCAAATAGAAGAGCAATTGATCCATTTCTGGGTCGTACTCTTGCATTTTGTACGTGAGCTGATAATTCATGAAATTTTTGACCCGATTCGCTTGTTGAATCTTCGGATCAGTGGTTTTACCCATGACTTGGGTGTCAACCGGCCCTCCAGGGGGCAATAATTCTTTATAAGTCTGCGATTGGAACTGCGTGACCGCTTCGGCCATCAGCGGATGGAAAACTCCGCTCGAACCTGCAAAAGGCTGGCTACGATCTTCGGTTTTTATTCCTAAAAGTTCTAAGCCCTTGCTAAATGTGGTGAACCAGTCGTCCCGAGAGCGCAAATCCTCTTCATAACTGTGCCGGAGCTCACCCGAGACCTTAGCCAGCACCCTATCTTCTAAAACTTCGGCAATATTCTCGCCAAATGGGATGTTGTACTCTTCTTCCGGATTAAACCCGACCACTGCCGAGCCATCTTGGCCAAAAAAGACCTCAGATATCTCTTCTTCGGGAGGCAGGAATTCGATATCCACCGGAGCGGCGGATCCAGGACCAGGAAACGGACTGACTTGACGATCTACCGCCATAAGCGTGGACCATACGCGCCTTTAAAACCAAATGGAATCAATAGTATTGGCGCACTTTGGGATGATATTCTTCTTCCTCCCAATCCGACTCCAAGCGCAAAAATCCCCCGGTACGAAACCGCATTAACGCCAAAGTCGTGGCATCTACCAAGTCATCATGCTCCCCGTTGGGGAAATCCGAAACTTCTTCCCTCAATTCCTCGGCCCAGCGGTTATCAGGTATCCAAATCTTGCCATCCTGGAAGATCGGACTGACCGAATTCAGCCGCGCAATCTTATCCTGACCCCGATTGGGCGAAAAGGTGTTAATCGGAATGCCCTGACGGCGTAATTCCTGCGTTAGCGGGATGCCCGACGCCTTGGTCTCGATAATCATCGTGTCAGGCTTCCATTTTTCATACTGCGCCATGGCCGATGCTTTCAATTCGGGAAAATCGTACCGTTCCTTGACGCAATCCAACAAAATCAGGTGAGAGTCCTGGCCGCTGTACAGCTCATCGAGGATTTTGCCCTCGGGGTGGAATACCCCCCAGGTAGTAATGGCGGTGAAGTCCGCCCGCTCACTCTTCAGAAACGCGGTGTCATAGCTCTGAATCAGGTAGTGACACTCCGGCGGCTTCTCTTCCGGCCAAACTTTGAACCACTCCTTCGGAATAATAGAAATGCCTTCCCCAGTGGGTCGCTGCATATACTGCGCGGGGTTTACCTGAAGGCAAGATGGCCGGAAATTCAATCACTTCCCACTTATCGGCCCCACCTTCCTGCGCCATCTTCTTAACTAATTTGCCGGTCAGGTCGCGCTTACTCCAGCGCGTCATCACAATGACAATGGCCCCTCCGGGCTGCAGCCGCTGCCGCGGTCCCGACATGTACCACTCGTACGCTTCGTCCATGGATTTATCGGACATGGCATCTTGCTCGGAGTGAGGGTCATCGATAATGAACAAATCCGCACCCCGTCCCGCCAGGGCACCACCAATCCCCGCGGCGTAGTACTCACCGCCTTTACTGGTCAGCCATTTCCCGGCACTACGCGAGTCGGCCTTCAACTCCGTCCCTGGAAAAATAGTCAGATAATCCTCGTTAGCGATCATGTCCCGCACCTTGCGGCCAAAATTGAT